CATGGTGATCACCTCTTACATCCCTGCTGAAAAATTCAGCAAGGCAGTTGAACACCCCTGTCAATTTTGGATCGGCACAATCCCTTTCAGACTGTCAATTTTCGGTCGGCGGCAACACACTCACTCCAACCGCCCTTGAGGCGGTTTTTTGTTGCCCGCCCGGATTGGGCGTGAATAAATTTTAGCGCGAGTTATGCATTTTGCTTGACCAATAAGTTATGCATATTGCATACTCCATCCATCGCCGCAAAAACAGCGGCTCAGGTGGGTGGATCGGCGCACACCGGAGGCTCTTTCAAAAAATGCACGCCGATGTTGCTGGCCCCACCTGCGGGGCCTTCGTCCGGCAAAAGAGCACCTTCGGGCATGGCCGAAGCAATGCGCGGAATCTCCACCGAACCCAGTCCGCCGAAGCGCGGTACACGGTCAAAGGAGTGAGGGGAAGACGCCCGAGAACAGAAACGGTCACACCGGCTGGAATGCCGGTAGATGCCCTCTAACGAGGGCCATCATTCAAGCGGCGGTGTAGGAAATCGGCACCACGCCAGCAAAGCCGGAAATAGGAGGGCAGCAGCCGTCACCCTGGGCCCGTCGAGTCGGGAACGGCATTGCTGTATCGCCGGGGTTGCGTCCGGCCCGCTTCAATGATGGTCAGCGCAGGCGCCCGTTGCCTTGGAGTGGCGCGGGCCGAAAGTACGGCAGTGAACATGCAGCGCAACTGCATCGGGTTTGTATCCCTGCGGGCCTGTGTTCGGCCATCAGAGCGGGTCGGGGGTTCCTGGCCGAGTGCGCAGCGGGTGGAAGCCCCGCACCCTTAGCTCCGGTGCAGGACGCCATCCTGCGCCCTTCCCCGCTCCGGCGGGGCTTTTCTTCCCCCCAAGCCCTACCGCTTGAAAAACAGAGCCAGTGCATGCCCTGCGGGCAGGGTATGCGCGGGGTTTGTTGCCGCCTGCCCCAGCGGCGTTTGACAAGGAACCATATGAAGACCTCCCTGATCGCCTTGGCAGCTGTCGCAGCCATTGCCCTGGCCGCGTGCGGCGACAAAGAAGTGCCGTTCGACCGCCTGGAAGAAGCCCGGCAGACAGCCAAGGCCAATGCAGAGTTCAACGCGGCTCTCTACAAGGCGCAGAACCCGCGTTTCACGTCGGACTTCACCATCGTGAGCCGCAGCGATGACATGCAATCGCCCAACTGCCCCCAGGGCGACGGCTGGGCCGAGCTGTCCATCATGCGTGTCGAGGGCAAGCAGGTGGACAAGACGGTGCTGATGTGCTCCACGTTCTCGCAAAGCGTGGGCTGCTACCGCAAGGAAGACTTCGACAAGAACACCAATCTTGCGAAGCAAAACGGCACCTGCAATTCGCAAGCGCCCTTCCCGATCCCCCGCATCGGCAAGTAGCCCATGGCGCTCATCACCACGCTGATAGGCGGTGGGCTGGCCGCATGGACGGCTGCAATCTTCTACGCGGCCTATCGACTGGGCCGCTGGATCGAGCGCCGCCGTCGCACCTGACAACACCATCCATGCCTCGCGTGCGGGGCATTGGTGGGCCTTGTCCCAATCCTTCAAACCGCGCCAGGGTGTCTCCTCCCTCCCTCCTTTCAACTCCCCTGGCAGGCCTCTCAAGGGCAGCGGCTTCTTTTAGCTCCGGTGCAGGACGCCATCCTGTGCCCTTCCCTGCTTCGGCAGGGCTTTTATTCCCTCCCCTCCTGCCTTGCGCAGGGGTTCGCCCCGCCAGTCGGGGCTTTTTTATTCGGAGTTCCCATGGCCCGCAAGTTCCGCTGGACGCGCGCCCTTTACCGCCGCGCGCACCGCGAGGCCCGTGTCTATGACGGCTACGGGTTCATGTACCACGGTGAGCCTGCCCTAGTCCGGCGCTGGCGCGAGCTGTGGGACCAGCACCCGCAGCACGACGACCCGCTGACGCGGCCCCACTGGCAGCGATACCAGCCAGACGACGGAATCCCCTTCTGATTCACCCAGCCCGCACCACGCGGGCTTTTTTACGCCCAGGAGGCGCAATGCAAAACGTACACGAACACATGCAACAGCGGCTGCGTTCTCACAGCGCACCGCCGCCGATTTCCGAGCAGGAGCTGCAGCGCCTGCGCAGCAAGGCCTGGGCCGATGTGGCGGCGCTGGAGGCCAGCGATTCCCGCTACCACCGCGCTCTGGTGGATCAGGTGCAGCACAGCGCGCACATGGGGGTGCAGTGATGGCTGAACAGATCAACAACGGCGGGCCAGCGTTTCCGGTGCCCATCAACCCTGGTGAGACATACCAAGGTCATGCGCCATGCGACGGCATGACCCTGCGCGACTACTTCGCAGCAAAGGCAATGGCGGTTGTTTGGACAGAAATTCCAGATGACGCAGATCGGGACTTGGCGCTTGATCGCCTTGGAAGGTATGCCTACGAGATGGCCGACGCAATGCTCAAGGCCCGGGAAGGCGGTGCAGCGTGATCGACCCACTCAATGCCCCGCACTTCACCACCGCGCGCCGCGATGCCCTGGCGCTGTCAGCAGCCGCACGCGCGGCAGCACTCCGGGCAGAGGCTGCGGCCATTGGCGCCGAGCTGGACCCGGACGCACTGGAACAAGGAGAACCCTGATGCCCCCCTTTGAAAACCTCAAGGCTTTTTTCTGTATCGCCGCAGCAGTTCTGCTGACCTCGTTTCTGCTGGGCGGCAGCCACCTGCTGGACGGCCCCGCAGACTGGGAATCCGAAGCCGACAACGCTGCAAACCTGCGCGATGCACTGGCCCAGGCGCAGCAAGAGCGCCCCGAACTTTGGACGCCCGAGCGCCGCGCTCGCGCTGATGTTGCAGCCGGGATGGTGGCGCGGGGTGTGCAGCCATGAAAGAGCGCCCCATCCTTTTCAGCGGGCCCATGGTCCGCGCGCTGCTAGATGGCAGCAAGACGCAGACGCGGAGGGTGATGAAACCGCAACCAATTGCCGATCAGCGCTTTGTTGGGGGGCACTACATCCCAGCGACAAAGCGCACACCCGGGCAAGAACTCTCAGTGCTCGCGCCGTATGTGCACATTGCCTGCCCCTACGGCCAGCTAGGCGACCGGCTTTGGGTGCGCGAGACGTGGTACAGCGACGACTACCGAGTGCAGCGCGGCCCGTACCTCAAGCCGACCGACATGGACCTTGACGAGGCCCGCGACGACGGCACGCTGATCTACCGCGCCAGCAGCGGCGACCGGCCCTATGAGGCTGACCAGCCGGTGTGGCGGCCAGCCATCCACATGCCACGCTGGGCCAGCCGCATCACCTTGGAAATCACCCGCGTGCGCGTGGAGCGGCTGCAGGACATCAGCGAAGCCGACGCCATCGCCGAGGGCGTGCGCCCAGACCCTACTGGTCGGCCGGATGACGATGCCGCCGCCTTCCATCGCATTGGCACCGTTCGTGGTGACAGTTTCCCAATCGCACGCTATGGCGCGCTTTGGGAGCAGATCAACGGCCCTGGCAGCTGGGACGCCAACCCCTGGGTGTGGGTTATCGAGTTTCGGAGGCCGCCATGAAGGTCATCAAGCAAGGCAAGCTGCCAGAGGACCAGATCCACCGCGAAACCTGCGGCCACTGCAAGAGCGAGCTGGAATTCAAGCACTCCGAGGTGCAGTGGTCACCAGACCCGCGCGACGGTGCAATCTGGTTTGTCCTCTGCCCTGTGTGCACACGGCATGTATGGGGAAGCTCCAAATGATCCAGCTCGCCCTCGCATTCTTCGGGCTGACCGCCCTCTACATGGCAACGGGAAACAACGCGCGAGCCCGGCGCTGGGCCCCAGTAGTCGGCCTGTGCGGGCAACCCTTTTGGATTGCCTTCGCGCTGCAGTCATCGGCCTGGGGCCTGCTGGCCCTATCCGTTGCCTACAGCGCTGTCTATCTGCGTGGCGTCTTGGTGCAGTGGAGGAAGCCATGAAAAGAGTCCTGCTCCTGGCCGCCGCCCTGTTCTTTTTCCATGCCGCAGCCCTGGCCTTCTACATGGCCTGGGTGCATCAACCGTTTATTTGAGGTTCACATGAACGCAACAGACACAGCCGACGTGCTGACGCTGGAACCCCACCAGCCCAAGCACCACCCGCTGGCCACCTCCGAGCCCAGCAGCCTGCAGATGGCCGATACCGCGCCCGCCTCGCTGATGATGATGGCACTGAGCCGAGGCGCCAACCTCGACCAGATCGAGCGAATGATGGAGCTGCAGCAGCAGTGGGAGCGCCGCGAAGCCGAAAAGGCCTACAACCTTGCGCTTGCCGCCTTCAAGGCAGAGAACATCAAGATCGCCAAGAACAAGCTGGTGGATTTTGAAACGCGCGTGGGCCGCACCACCTACATGCACGCCGAGCTGGCGCAGGTGGTGGACGCCGTGGGGCCCGCCCTCTCGCGCCACGGGTTCGGCTGGTCCTGGAAGCCCGAGCAGTCGAACGGCCTGATTCGCGTGTCCTGCATCCTGCGCCACCGCCTGGGACACCAGGAATCGGTCACGCTGGAAGCGCGCGCCGACGACTCGGGCGGAAAGAACGCGATTCAGGCCATCGTGTCCACCACTACCTACCTGTCGCGCCACACGCTCAAGCTCATCACCGGCACGGCCGAGAGCGATGACGACGAAGACGACGACGGGGCAGCCTATGGTCACTTGGGCGCTCAGACGATGCTGGAGCAGTGGACGCAAAAGGTCAAAGCCACCAAGACGCGCACAGTGCTCACCCAGGTGATGCGCGAGGCGAAAGACGTGTTCAAGGTTGCGAACGACTTTGCAGGCTATCAGTCCCTGATGCACATCA